TTGTTTTGATCCTTACCGATATATCTCATACCAGTGATTAAATTTGTTGTTCTATATACTATCATAAACTTGTTGTTTATTATATGTATGTTTATTTTGAATTCTAAGTTAAAATAATTTGTTAAAAAGTTGTTAATATTCGTTATTGGGCATAAAAAAAGGAATGTCTTTCGACATTCCCTTGTGTAATATAATCATTTTCAATGTGTTATATTGTATGTAATCCCTCAACGTAAATTTTTCCATAAAACTCAGGGCGGAGAATTGCTTTTGCATATCTTGTCATCACCGCTTTTCTAGGTGTGAAGTTTTCAGGATCTGGTATTGTAGGTGTTTGGATCAATGGAACATACGGACAGTAAACTGCACCGGTTTCTAACATTGAGTTACCTTTGAAACCAACCAACATAATATTCTCGGTCATATAAGAAGACTTATATACTGTGAACCTGTTGTTGATCTGACCTATTTTCTGTGAACCCATTGTGAACTTCTTAGAATCTCCAGCCGTATCAGTTGCGTAACCAGGTATTGATTCTAGTATTGTTGCAATTGCAGGTGATGTAACAATGAAGTTAGCTCCACCTCTCAATGTCAATCTGTCAATTTCATTCGATACTGCTTGGATTTTAGTACCCAACGTCTGGAACCAAGTTCCTTGCGTATATGCACCTACATTCAATGCGGTCTGTGTGAAACTAGATCCGTTGTGTTCATAACCCATTCTGCATGACCATGCTTTAGATGTTTGTGCATTTTGGATCAACATATCTAGTATTTCTAATTCAATTTCCTTCCCAACATACTCGCACATAATATTTGTGATTTCAGTTTCTACATCAAATGCATGATATTGCGTAATATCTTGTGCAAATTCTGGAGTCCAGATTGCCTTTAACTTACGTGTTTTTGCATTGATTTCTTTCTGATGCCATTCAATATTCAATTCAGGTATATCCAGCGGGACGTCACCAGTTTTTCCAGCTTCGAAGTCACCTCTAGTATTCTTAGTAGTTTCACGTTGATAGTAAACTGCTAGGTCTGCAGCGTTTACTCCTGAACCTGAAATTAAGAACGTAATAAATTGCTTATCATTTGATACAGTAGTATATTGATTAAACAATGTCTCTATACCAGTACCTGATATAGTATACGCTCTCACTGATTCTAAATCGGGATTGGTTAGTGCTGTTACTGGTATTGTCAGTTTTTTAATCTGAGCTGCATTTACAACAGATGAACTGAATTGTGTATCGTAGTTAATATCAGATAATAAATTAGCCGATGTAACTACTCCAGTTGTACCTGCTGGTGTACCTGAACCTGTTATGGAAAGTCCTGTTGCATTATAGTCATTTATAGTATATCCGAAACGACCCGCTCCGTACAAACCACCAGTTGCTACATTATCACCCTTCGATGCGTCTGTAACACCCCAAATACTATCTTCTTGAGAATCTTTACCAGATCCAGTAGTAAACCCAGGTTGTCCTGTACCATACTTGAATTCTACCCAAAACACTAATGAAGTTGGTAAATTCATAGTCTGCAGACCCACAAACTGTTCGGCACTAATTTCACCAAACAGTCGTCTAACTGTTGGTAATGCAATACCAGCCCACTCTTCTGAACCCGCAGTGTGTCCAGTTGCACTTGCTTCTTTTAGTACTTGAGTTGCTTGGTTTTCAAGTAATTGGGCAATTACAGCTTTCTTTTCTGTAGCCAATCCCTCAAGTAGTCCAGTTCGCTCCCAGTTCGATACTAAAGCACGTGATTCTGCTAACTTCCGCTCATATGCAGATTTTTTATTCGTTAACAAATTATTTATATTCATTTAATTTTCCTTTTTTTATTAACCAGTTATACCAGCTAATTTCTGCCATCTACTTTTCATTGCAAAACCAGTGTCAGTTGTTTGTTTATTCATTACTCTAACGGGTGCAGATGCACCTTCTCTTAGTGTACGTGATTTATTTTTAGTTTGTTTACCTAAACTTTCACATAACGCAGTGTATATCAATTTAACTTCACGTGGTGTTTTTGCTCTATCAAAGCTTTCAAGAACTTTAAGTTGCTTTGCACCTGTCAATGGAATTACTGATGTCAATTTCGTTAAATATATCAATTTAGTATTCAGTAAGTTAATTTCATTCAATGCACTTTTCTGAGTCTGCACTACCTTAGCTGCTTTTTCTAAAGATGCATGTGACTCTGCCAGTTTCATTTTTAACCGTTTATTCTCTGTTATAGCTGAATTACTGTTACGAGATTCAACTTTACTAGTTCGTGCGTTAGTTCTTCGTTTAAGACTTTCTCGTATACGTTTACGTATTTCTGCAATATCTTCACTAGGGATATCTTCGTCTTCATCTTCCATGTCAGTATCTTCACTTTCGTCGATATACTCGTCATCCTGCTCAGGTTCTTCCATGTCGTCACTTTCGTCCATATTGTCTTCGTCTTCTACTGGTTCATCTAGTTCACCTTCAAGTTCTGCAATTATCTCGTCAAGTCCCAACTCGTCTTCATCTTCATCACTGAATTCATCTTCGGTAGGTTCGTCCATTGGAGCTTCCTCTGCAGGTTCTTCCATTGGATCTTCATCACCGTCTGGTTCAGGTGCATATGCATCTTCGTTTTCGTCTTCATCTTCTAGATCATCAATTTCTGATAATTTCGTAGAAATAATTCTTTTTACCGCCGGTTCAAAGTGTTCCTTTAGCCTACTCATGGCATTTTGGATAGCCAACTCTTTCATTTCATTAGCGTCGGCGATTGCCTCGTTTAATAACTTTGAGTTAAATTTCATTAATTTTCCTTAATTTGTTCTAAGATCATTAGTGATCTCAATATATGTTTTATTGATTTTTTTACACCAGGTATTGTATTTCACCTAGTAAATTACTGCATGTATTGATTCATTATGAGAGAATGAATATTTTATAATACACCGAATTTAATAATATATATCCATATAACTGTTAAAAGGTTATATTTTTATAAATTATTTTTAATTTTGTTACGGTATACTGCTAAATCGTGTTCTTCTTTTTTTATAACCGACTTCTTTTTATACCGACTTCTTTCATATGCACTTTTGGACTTACCGAAAACTTTTTGTTCTGTTTTAAATATTCGTAGTGCTTGGTTTAATTCGTTATTAATTACCTCTATACCTAAATTAGGTAACTGAAATTTGAATTCTCTATTTTTGTGTTTCATATAACTTTATTTTAATATTTATTTTTTTATTCTAGAGATATCTGGTCATATCCATGAAACGTTGCTGATCTGCTGCGGCAAGCTTCGAGTCTACGTATTCCAGTAATTCTTTAATTTCTTTATTGCAATGTGCCTGCATTAACATTTCATATAATGTTGCAAGTTGAGAAGGTGCTAGTTTACCTAAATCTATCTTCAATATATTCATATGATTACGCTCTCATATTTTTTATAATATTTGTAAATTTAATTGATGTATCTTTTGCTTGTGATGACCACATTTTTTTAAACTGAACTGCATCAGTCTTGCCGTAATATTCATCAATCATTAAATCAGTCTGAATTATATACGTGTCGAATAACTCCTCTAGTATGTTCAATGCTTGTTTTTTACCGTATTCTTTTACTAACTGTTTATTACCGCTATACTTATTTTCTTTATTTAATTTCTTTGTCATTAGTTCAATGACTCTAGATAATTTGGCGCCCACTTTTTTATTTTCCACTAAGTCCACTAATTCTACGTGGGCGTCCTTGTCTACCACAGCGTTATCTAATTTATATTCAATTTCTTTTTTCTGTTTTGTCAATGTCTTTAATTGATTCACAATTACAAGTTGTTCCTCGCCTACTGTTTCTTTGTACTTAATTACTAAACTTTTCATCTGGGCGATAATTGATACTAACTTGTCGTACAATTTACTTATATCGTCTTCTTTAATTAATTTTGTTAATTTCATTTTTTCCTTATTAAATATCGTAGTATGTGTTTAGTATGTTACCTATATCTGAATATGCAGACTCATACCGTTGTTGTAGTTGTCTTAGTTCAGATGTTGTTTTTGATAATACTTTCTCAGCCTCTTTTAATTGTTTCATGTGCCTAGTGACTGTTATTTTATCGAACCAGCTATCTGTTTCCTTTAATATAACAGACTCTGCAGATTCTACTAGCCAACTAATTTGTTCTGACACCGATTCTATTTTCGTTAATCCTTCAAACACAGATCCAAATTGACTGTAGTTACGGCACATTTCTGTGAACTTATTAACGTCAACTGTTTGGTCAGGGTTATTTAACCTGTCTGTTTCATTAAGCAATATATTTTTTAATTTTTTCATTTTTTTTACATTTTAACTGGGTTATCATTATTCGCTTTCTAACTCAGACATACATCTTTCTAATGAGTCACTTAAACTAGCTTCAACTAAATCATATGGCATAGGTTTACCATGACCGTCGGTCAATGTGAATCCTGATTGGCTTGATTGTATATCTATATTATATGCCGACATTAAACCTGCCATTTTATCAAATACTTCATGTAATTGAAATTGAGCCGCTTCATGTTTCTCATTAATTTTTTTAAAATTGGTAACTTCCTGCTCTACTATCTTTGATAATTTCATTTTTTCCTTTTTTAGTTATACACAACATACATTCGACATCTCACACACGATATCCCTTACCAATGTATGTATATTCGAATATTTATTATTTTGTGTTATATTAATTGATTCTAGCAGCTTACCTTCTTTAACGGGTTTCATAAATGCACCTTGTGTTGATGGGTCGCTAACAAAATCCCAGCATATTAATTGGAAGTCATCCTGCACTTCGACTGTACTTTCGTCTAGTGACTCAACACTACCTAGTCCTCTAGAACTAATACCAAGCGTTACACCCGCTTTAAACAGTTCTTTCAATATATTACCAGATGGAGTATTTAATATCTCCACCTTGCCGATTATATCGTTGCCTTTCCAACTTACATTTAATATATTATGTGATACATTTTTTAAATTAATTACGGATGAGTCTGGATGATCTAATTCTCCCAATGCACGTGATTCTGCTATTTTTGTTTTCTCATAGTTTTCGGTTTCACGCATCAATATTTCTTTGGAATATATTCTACCATTATGATTCTTAGCATCTGCACGTTGCAATATTCCCTCTACAATGAATCTAGACCTTCCAGTTGATTCATTCAATGGTTGATCAATAGTATAACCTGTAAAATTTATGCAATCTACTAATAGTTTCATCTATTTCTCTTCTTATTTAATTTATGCAATGCACGTTCGACTAATTTATCTATTTTTCTATTTAAGATATCAATCCCAACTTCATCAGAGAATACATCGTCATCGACTTCTATTTGATTTTTTGAAAAACCATATTTAGTATTATACCCACCGCCTGCGTCAGTCGTTGTTGTTTCTTTTAATTTTTTCTTATGCACATGCATTGTCTCAGTTAATTTATTTTTCTTTAACAGATCAATCGCGGTGTGATAATTATTGTCCTCTAGGTCATCAATGACATCCTGTGGTACTTTTGTAGTTCCTCCACGCGTGATGCCTAATTGTTCTCCCATTTCCCTAACAAACACCTTTTCGAATTTATATAAATCTCTACCCGTCGTTGAATTTGGCATGAGGTTATGGGTGATATCACTTATTATACTACATATTCTGTCACCCATTTCTGTGCTATTATTTTCAGTTTCTTTTAATTTTCTTGCCATTACGCATCGCCTTTAGTTATATTGTTCAATTCATCCACTAGTTGGTAGTATTTTAACATTGAACTAACATGTTTATCTTTAATTGTTTTTGCTGTGGAAATCTCACCTAGTAGGTTCATGCATTCTTTTAGTTTAATTTTCATAGTTGTATCTGGTATGTTAATTACATATCTACCCAACGTTTCTTTGACCGTGTCCGCCTCATTAATCATGAACTTTTTAAAATTTGTTAAGGCTGTATTTTCTGATATATATTTACTCAGTAGCACACGCTGCTTAATTGAAAAATCTTTATACTTTTTATTGAATTTTTCAAAAATTAACTTATATGTCAATGTCTTTATATCTTCATCTAGCTTAGAATACTCAGTATAAATAGTATCTGGTATAGTTTGCTTACTACTATTAGACATATGCTCAATAATGGTTTCATATGAAGATATATACTCGGTTGGCGAATTCTCTTCATTATACTCAAACAATTTATAGACTGATGCAAATAACTTATAGTTCCTAACCCGTGTACTGAATAATTCATTTATATTATATCTGTGTTGCAATTCAGATATTAATTTATATTTTTCTGCATTTAATTTTTTAGTATCTAGGGACTTACGAGTCTCTGATACCATATCATATAATTTTATAGCAGATTCGGGTTTCTTACCGACCGTTTCTAACAGAATATTATAACATGCTAGTTCTTTACTTAACTCGGTATGCTCGTTAAAGTACTTTTTAATTATCTGTAGACTTATTTGCTTATTGCCGCTAAGTACATCAGACACCACTTGTTTTGATAGTGTTTCAAACAAGATACCAGTGTTTTTAAATTTCGTATGTTTTATTTTTCGCATTCGTGACCTTTCGCCGTCATTGATTATATTCGGTTAAGTATATTATATATATATATTAGTTTGACTATACATTGTCATTTTTAATATCATATGAGTGTTTTTTTATAATATCTTCATTTTGTTGTTCTAATTCTTCTATTAATTGTATGGCACTACTATTTTTCTTAGCGTACGATTTGATTAATTTATTTGTACGCTTGTATTTTTCAGTATTCGATTCAGTATTGACTCCTGCAGGTTCTGCGGGTTTTGAATTAAGTGCCTTCGATCCGTCTGGATCCCTACCATGTGATGGATCTTTGTCGCGTTTGAATGAACCTGGTTTCTTAGGGCGGCCTTTATTATCTGCTCTAGAATCAGGTGTATACCTTACTGCTTTACCCACTCCCGTTTCAGGATTCTGTGAACCTATTTTCGAAGCTAATTGCATCGATACGATGTCATGCGCTGTACCATATGACTCGCCAGTTACTTCTGGATCGTTACCCTCTGATTTAATTTGTTCCTCGCGGAAATCACGTTTCAAATCTTCAATAATTAACAGTTGTTCCTCTGCCCATTCCGAGTGAGACATATTTAGTAAGTTTTCATATATCCATTTTTTTGATAGTATTTTTTGTTCAATTATGTTTTGAATTAATGTCATTTTTTCATTCATTAAATCAACCTTCTGACGCTCGTATAGAATCGATGAAGATGAAAATGATAATGAAAAATCTACTAGTTCCTCTTCATCAAACCCCTGTGCTAATAAATGCAGCTGACCTATTTTTTCTAATTCCGAAATAACAACTTTTTGGACCCTTTCAATTATTTTTGAAAAGTTAACATCTATTGCAGCGAGTGTACCCTTACCTTCTGATTCAGACTCATACCCTAAGTAACTTGGTGGTATTTTTAGAAACGCTAATAATTTCTTTTGCAAATATTGAATATCGTCTAAGCTACCCTCATTTTGAAGGCCTGACAATGTTTCAACTGTAGTACTTGCTGCATCTCCCCTCTTTGGAATAAATACATCCTCGAGCATATTAATTAAATTGAAACGTAAATTATAATCTCCAGTTGCAGGGTCAATGTACGGTACTTTTTTCATTGAATTTGAAATATTTTCAACGTACGCATCTACACCGTCTGCAGGTATATTACCCACCTCGATGTTATATATACGTCTCTCTGGCGCTCTCATTATTCTACTTACAATCATTGCGTCTTCAAGTAATAATAACTGTTTCCATACTTTTCTAGCACCTTCTATCATTGAACGACCATACGGTATAAAATTAGTATCAGCCAAAATTCTAAAGTGTGCCATCTCATAGAATTCAATATAATCAGTACTATTTAAAGGATTGGTTGTCATTCCATTAGTTAAAAAGAACCTTGTTTCAGTATTATTGTCACCTTCGGTATCTGATCTACGTACATCAATGGCAGAAAGTGGTATTGCATCTATTACTCCAATACCTGGTCTAATATTTAAGTACAAAAATAAATCTCCATACTTGCACATCGACCTAATCCAATGCCATAAATTAAAATCAATATTTAATATATCGTGATATAAATTATATAATAAACCTTTCTTAGTTGCATCCTCACAATTAATTGTTACTATGTTACCCGAAGCGTCATCTGATGTTGATTCATTTGCATATATATCCAACGCAGCTGTAATTATTGGGTCTGATTCCATTGCTTCATAATCAATATACATTGATGTACGTAATGACTCAATTGGATTATTATTTGAATTATTTATATATGAAAATACATTGGATGGCATATTATTACTACGATATACACCTCTACCTAGACGAGTACCGACTGACGGTATTGCTTGAAGTTTACTAAAGTCGACTACCTTCAATCTATTATCTGGTAATTTCTTTAGTATTAACTTCCTACTAAATAACTGTTTTGCTACATCTGTTATTGCCGACATTGTCTATTTCTCTTTATTGTACACATATAAATAGTATAATGTTAAATTAACCAACGGATTGACATTGTTTTTCCATGCCCATCTGGTATATCCCACGGATTATTAGGTCTAATTGGTTCAGTTTTAACTATTGTTTTGAACGTGTTTTCTAATGCTTTTTTTGTATTCTCAATACCCATAGTAAGTAATCTTAGTGCAGTCTCTCTTACATATAATACCATGCACGTTGCGATAACTGCATCATCCCGTCTTCCTGATCTAGCTTGCGCTTTTCCATTCGACCACATGAATACCTGTAGTTGATTTATTAACCTCTTCGAATGTATTATTATTGTTTTTTCAGTACAGTACCTTTCCAGTTTTGATATTAATATCGGTCTGTTTGCGCTAGTGATTGTTAGACCAGGTACCATTTCGCTCTTCGGCTTAAGATCGTATTCCTTTACAATATGTTTCGCTGGGTCAATGTAATTGTCATTTCTATATGAATAATATAAATTTGTATAATTTAAATCAATTGCAACCTGTACTGTTTCAAATCCAATATTTCTGTTATCTATAACTAATAACCCATTGTTATAATCAATTCCTACCGATACTGCAATCTTACCTAGTTCCTTCGGTGGTATTTTACCTATATATTCTGCGCACTGCTCCATTGTTTCTGCATCAAATACTTCTATAGCTGAATCATCTTCACCGTCTCCACGTGCCACGTCAACCGATATTATGTATTGTTTATCTGGTTCTGGATATTTATATATCCAATAATCCTTATGTTGGCCACGTTTTTCGATTGGGTCAATTATTGTATTGTCAATAATCCAGTTTAAATATTCTGATTCAATTACTGTATG